CAATCCTACAGGTGGTAGTGACGGAGATATTTGGTTGAAGGTATCATAAAGTGCCATGCCAATGTATGTCAAAGATGGTGGAGATTGGAGAATACTAGATACATCGGGTGATACACCTGATCAAATGTATTGTAGAGACTCTACAAGTTTTACAAACAAAACAATATTAAATGCCTACGTCAAAACTGGAGGCGTATGGAAAGAATTTTATAACATCTTTGAAACTACTTCTTTTCAAACTTTTACTGACACAACACAAATTTTAACAACAAGGGTACCAGCTTTAGCTAATAAAATACATATACAAAAAGCAGTCGCTGGAGGCGGCGGCGGAGGTGGTGGTCTAGACTACGATCAAGCTGGCTTTGAAGATGGCGGAGGTGGAGGCGCATCTGGTGCATTTATATCAGATATGGTTTTCACTGTAACAGGTGGTGAAATATTGAGTTTTGAAATAGGTGCTGGTGGCACAGGTGGTAACGGTGTAGGTGAACCACCAACTAATACACAGGGCACAACAGGTGGTGCTACAACCTTATCTGGTGCAACAACAGGACCTATATTTACTTTAAATGGTGGATCTGGCGCTGTATCTACAGGTGGTAGAGTGTCAGCACCTGCCTCAGTTGCAGGTGTAGGTGGCACTAGAACAGGATTTGCAACTCCAGTTTCTACTGGAACAACCACAGATGATCTTGATATTACTACTTTTACAAGCGGTCCTCGTGGCACGTTTAATCAGCAAGGTGATGGAACAAATGGAACAAACGGTGTAAGATATAGTGGTGATAATGCTAATGGTGTTGGATCGCCAGGTGGTGCATCTTTTGTTAATTTAGCAGGAACCGCTGGTGCAGGAGGTGATGCAGGTAACGGTGGCGCTCCTGAGTCTGGACAGTTTGGTAAAGACGGCTCCCAAGGTGGAGGTGGTGGCGGTGGAGGAACCGAGCAAGGCGCTCCTGGTGGTTCAGGTGGTGATGGTTTGGTAGAATTTAGATTTTTGAGAATATAATGCCTTTAACAAAATTAAACTTTGCACCAGGAATAGATAAACAAAATACTGAATACGGTGCTGAAGGACGTTGGATAGACTCTGACAATGTCAGATTTCATTATGGTTTGCCACAAAAAGTAGGTGGTTGGCAAAAACTTATTGATGACACACTTATTGGGGTCGCAAGAGATATTCATGCATGGACATCTTTGGATGGTGTAAGGTACACGGCTCTCGGAACAGATAGAAAATTTTATATATACACAGAGGGTACAATTGCTGATGTTACTCCTATAAGAAAAACAACAAGCAGTATATCGAATCCATTTACAACAAATGGAACTAATAACGTTACTGTAACAGACACTGGACATCAGGCTTCGCTTGGTGATTTTGTAACCTTTGACTCTTTTTCTGCGATTGATGGACTTGACATGAATGCAGAGTTTGAGATTACATCTATAACAAACTCTAATAGTTATGTGGTAACACAAACTAGTAATGCTTCTGGATCTACTTCTGGAGGTGGTGGCACTGGTAATATTACTTATCAAATCAGCATAGGACCTGAAGCATCGGTTTATGGATATGGTTGGGGTATTGGCACATGGAATACAGGCACTTGGAATACACCGAGATCAACTTCAACAGTCACACTAGACGGTAGAAACTGGAGCTTTGATAACTTTGGCGAAGATTTGATAGCTACAGTGCATAAAGGTGGTACTTTTAGGTGGGATACATCGTCAGGATTAAGCACAAGGGCTACTGTCATATCACAAGCTCCTACAACTTCTAGATTTAATCTTGTGTCAATGCCAGACAGACATGTATTTTTATTTGGCACAGAAACTACAATTGGAGATAGCTCAACAAGGGATGATTTATTTTTACGATTCTCATCACAAGAGGATTTTACAACATGGACACCAACAGCAACTAATACTTCTGGTTCTTTTAGAATACAGGATGGCTCTAAAATAGTAGCTGCAGTTAGATCTAGAAACGCCGTATTGGTGTGGACAGACAATTCTTTACATGCTTTGCAGTTTGTAGGCGCTCCCTTCACATTTTCATTAGTAGAGCTAGGCGCCAATTGTGGTGCTGTTGGTGTGCACTCAGCCGTTGACATTAATGGCGTGGCTTACTGGATGTCTCAAAATTCATTTTACTTGTATGATGGTACAGTCAAAAAATTACCATGTAGTGTACAAGATTATGTGTTTGAAGATTTTAGTATTGCCAATTATCCCGAGACTTATGCAGGTATAAACTCTGAATTCAATGAAATAACCTGGTTTTACCCGTCTGCAGCGTCAACACAAATAGATAGAGCAGTCACATACAACTATTTAGAAAAATCTTGGCACACATCTAATTTGGATAGAACTTCTTGGTCAGATTATGGTGTGTATCAACAACCTTATGCAACAAAATATTTTCCTAATAATACTGCTACAACTCCAACTGTCATAGGCTTGACTGCTGGAGCAACGACTTTTTATGAACACGAAGTAGGATTTGATGATGATGGCACTGCCATGACAGCATTTATAACGTCTGGTGATTTTGATATACAAGATGGTCAACAAATGCTTTCTATAAGCAGAGGCATACCAGATTTCAAAGATCAAGTAGGAGATGCAACTATAAAATTAGGTTTGAAATCATTTCCTTCAGACACTTCAACTGATATATCAAGAACAATAACTACAAATACAACTAAATTTGATTTACGTGGTAGAGGTAGACAAGCAAATGTAGACATACGTAGCACTGATGTTGGTGCTAATTGGCGTTATGGCACGCTGAGACTAGATGTAAAACCAGATGGAGGTAGATAATGGCAAAAATTGCAACAACTAGATTACCTGACTCAACACCAGAATACGAACCATCACAATTTGATGCTCTTATTCGTGTGTTGGAGCAGATTACGCAACAATTAAATTTTGGGTTTCAACAAGACATAAAAGACGAATCCACAGCAAGGAGTTTTTTCCTTGGCGGATAATTTTAAAAGTTTTTCTAAGACCGCAACAGGGTCAAATACAGCTGTTTACACAGTTCCTACAGCTAATTCAGGTGCAGTTCCACCTGTTTTACCTACTACAGCTATTGTGAAAAGCATTAGATTATCTAATCAAACAGGTGGTGCGGTAACGACAACTGTAGCTGTATTAGATTATGACGCTAGTTCACCATTAGAAATAGAATTATACAAAGATAGCTTAGCAGATGGTGCAGAATCAGAGATTCTTACACATCCTGTTGTTTTAGAGCAACAAGATGCTATTAAAATACTTGGAAATGGTGTAAAAATATTAGTAAGTTTAATGGAGATTACGTAATGTCTGAAGAAAATATAGGT